CCACCAGGTGAGTATCTTAAAATAGGAAAGCTCTATTTTTACCATGGGCACCATTTTGGTGGACAGTACCACGCAGCGAATCATCTGAGGAAACTAGGTGCCAATATAATATATGGTCACCATCACTCCCTGCAACAAGATAGTGTGACTTATATGGATGGCCCAAAGTCTGCATGGTCACTAGGATGTTTAAAAGACATGAGTTCAGAAAAGAACGCATGGCTAGGTGGTAGACAGCATAAATGGGCACATGCTTTTGCGATAATAGATTACTATAAAGGTGGTAAATTTACTGTGGATATTGTTCAAATAATAGATGGTAAGGCGGCAGTATGGGGAAAGCTATTAGACGGGAACAAGTAGTAATAATACCAGAAGATTATTGGACAAGTAGTTTGTCTAATATTAAGTGGATAATAAAGGAGAAAAATGCCAAAAAGCATAAAGGAAATAAATAACTTTGGATTAGGGATTGTTTTAAATGCCTCTGAAAAAGATATTCCTATAGATTCTGCTTCTTTTTCTTTAAACGTAGAGCCAGATACAAAAGATGGTGTTTTATCTGGAATAAAAGGAGAAAGATTTGTAGGTGCCGCTTCTGATACTTTTGCTGTTTCTAAAATTGATGGAAATTCAGATGCATCTCCTTATACATCCGTATTGCCAAATAATCATCAATTATCAAATAAAGCTCAAAGAGTGCATCAAATATCTGATTATAATAATTTTACACCAGCTATTGGTCATGCAACATTTTTAAGTACTAAAGGCGATTTAAAGAAAATAGGATATACAAATGTTGTTCCTCATATGGAAAGATTTGTAGATACTATGAAAAAACAATTTGCAACTAGTGGTAGTAGTGATATCAAATATACAACTTTTAAACCTTTAGCTACTATTTCTAAAGATGATGAAGAAATACAATTAGGACCTGCTAGGGCTACCTGTACTATAACATTTGCTGGGCAACCTAGTGATACTGATACCTTAAGAATATATACTCTTGCATCTCCTGATGGATGGCATTCTGCTTTAGATGTAATTTACACTGCAAGTGGTTCAAGTAATACTGGAACAAATTTCTTAATAGGAGGTGATGCTGAAGCTACTTTAGACAATCTTAAATCAGCTATAGAAAGAATAGGTAATCATGGTTATTATATTGAAGTTGTAAAAACTTCAGCAACTGTATTAACTTTAACTCATAGATGGCAAGGTTTAGGTTCAGGCATAACTAATCATGCTGATAGTTTAACTAATGTAACAGCAGCTAATTGGAGTGGAGGCGCTGATACAACTTTTGAATTAATAAATAAACTTAATCCTGGTGATTTAATAAGATTTACAACAGAAACAAGTACTTTTAAAATGCTTCATGAAGAAGAAATTATTAGAGTATTAGATATTATAAATGACGGAACTGTTGAAACTCTTGTTGTAGAAAGAGGATATTTAGGAAGTAAAAAATCAACTTACTCTACATCTACGCAATATAATATATGGATTAATAGATTATCTTTTCCTGAAAAACCAGGTTATTCTGATTCTACTGATATAGGATATTTCTACAATCCTATAGATGATGATACTGGACATAGAGGAATTTCTAGGTGTATTCCAGGAGGAACTAAGGTAACATCTGGTAATGTTGTTTTTAATGCAGATGATAAAACTGTAACTCTTATTGCTAATAAATCTATGCAAATGGGACATTATTTTACAGTATTTAATCCAAATTCTTTAAATGATGGGCAAACATTCAAAATTGAAAATATTTCAGGGAATACTATATTTTATTTAGACAAAGCACCCGTTACAGAAACTATTGGGGCTATAACTGAATTAATCACAGTAGCAAATGATAGAACAATGGCAGCAGATACAGGTTTTTGGGTAGATGCTTCTGGATGCACATATGATGGTACTAATGATGAATGGGATGTAAATATATCATCAGGAGGTGCGGATGTTCAAGATATTTTAACTTCTTCTGATATAAGTGGATTAGTAGATAATTATTATTATGAAGTTGAATTTGAAATAAAAAACTATACATCTGGAAATGTTGCTATTTATTTAGGTGGAACTTTAGGTAGCATAACAGCTTCTGCTAATGGAACATTTAGACAAATTATTAAATGTGGAACTTCTGATGAAAAACTAATATTTAAAACTGTAAATGCTAATGGAACTAATCAGCAATATTCAATAGATACTTTAAGTTTAAAAGCTCATCATACATTTATTGACCCAGGTTTAATTAAAGATTCTACAGGATTTCATTCATATGGCACTGCCACTAACTATGTTACTAGAGCATGGGATAAGAAATATTTATCTCCAGCATATATTTTAGGTAACAGTGAATTATTAGGTGGAAACGCAACTGCTATTGCAAACGGTGGAGTAGCAGACAAAGCACCGTTTACAAATATAGATTTGGCTACAGTTTATCCTTTTATGAACGAAGATGGATATGATAGTTGCTTTCAAATTCCAAGTGAATTTTGGGATACTATTTTTGAATTATCTGAAGCTTGCGATGCTGAACAAACAAAATTATATTTAAGAGTAGATAATGCTGAACCAATTACGGAAACAGGATATCTTTTAGAACGTGGTATGGCTAAAGGAGACGTAATTAAAATTGGTGCTGAATATATGGATGTTCATATAGTCACTAAAGAATATATAGAGGTTACAAGAGGTGCCTATGGCAGTTTAGCAACAGCTCATTCATTTGAAACGGCTGTTTATAAAAATCAAATTAATAGTATAAATCAAACTATAAAAAAGGAAGCAATTAAAGCAGACACAGAGTATGAATTTAGTTTTTGGACAATCGCTAATACAGTAACAAATGCAGCTTGTAAATTAACATTTGTAAATGCAACTCCTGCTAATTATAATTCAAAAACTTTTACAATGACTAGTGTTCATGGAACTGAAGAAACTTTTGAATTTTTTACAACTGCTCCAAGTGCTTCGGGCACCAAGAATAGAAATGGCAATATAATAATAAATATAAGTGGAGCTAGTAATTCAACTGATGTGTTAAATCAAACTTCAACTGCAATTAGCACAGTATTTGGCACCGAAATGACAATTGCTTCAGATACTAGTGGGACACCATTTTTGACATTATCTCAAGTAGGAGGCGCTAATGGTAATGAAATTACTATAGAAAATGATGTTGCAGTAGATATATTTAAATTTGAAAGTGCTTCAACCTTGTCACATCCAGTGCAACCAAATATGTTTCTTGGGGGATTAAGTCCTGTTCCTGTTTTTCGTATAAAATATAATAATGGATTTATAAATCAATCAGGGGATTGGGAGGAAAAGAAATTAGAATATGGAACTTTAGGTTTCGGTTTAATAGGTGTGGGGCATAATGTTTCTGAAACATATGGCTATATTAAACAAAATAATGTTTTTAATGAATATCAAGTATTTGATGAATGTTCTGATAACCTTTATCAAAAGTGTTTACTTACATTTAAAACTCCAAAAGAATTAGCAAGAGAAGATATTGAAATTAGTATTGCCAATAAAGGGCCTGAAAAAACAATAAATATTTATGATATAGAATTAAAAGAAAAATCTTATGTAATAGATTCTTCTATAGGTAAGGGTCTAATAGAATCTACATCTTTTGTAGATGACGCTTTAGTATTATATGATGTAGAAGATGAAACTATAAAAGCTATTGATGACTTTGATAAAGTAAGAAAAAATATTGAAAACATAGGAAGCAATATTGTTAAGTCAAATAGCGCAAGTTTAAGAGCTATATCAACCCATAAGAAAGCCACATTTGTCAATAAAAATAGGGAAACACACATAGGATTTGGCTCAGGAGAAGGAGATACCTATCCTCAATGGCTAGGGTACGTAAATCATAAAGTATTTGGTGCAAAATACGACCAACAATTATATCTAGATGCAGATGCTGTTCCCCAATATGATAAATCAGGTATTAATACATTAAGTAAAATAACAGTTGCAGGAGAATGGGAGTGTATAGCGGCAACAGCTTCTTCTACTGGAACAGTCGGAGATGCAAATACAATATTAGAAGTTGATATGGGTGCTGGAAATACACATAATTTAACTATTGGTGATAATATTGTAATTAGAGAATATTTAGATAGTGATAATTCATGGACAGGACAAGGCGTATGGTGGGTTATGGGATTAGGAGATGTTGCTGGTCCAGGTGCTGATGCAACTCAAAAATTTAGATGTCAAAGAAATACTGATTATGACACTTACCCTTCTGATGGAGAATCTATGTCAGCAGGTAGTAATAATTATAAAGTATCCTTTAAACCTTTTTATTACTATGCAATAAAAAGAGGTGAGCCTTTTATATACAGAATAACACCTGAGCAAAGAATTAATGCTACTACGGGTACTGGAGATACCCTTTATCCTAAAGGTAAAATTCAAAGGTCTAAAGATTTAGGTTTTTCAATAGAATCAATAACAACATCTCATGCTAAAAGCACAGGTTTACAGGGAGGGCAAGTTTATTGTCTAGGAAGGCATGGAGATAAGGTTTATAGGATAAATGTAAATGTTGCTTATAATGCTTGGAAAACAACAGATTTATCTATAGTAGAAACTATAACTATGAAATATAGGTCATTTAAATGGAGTAACGACCATCAAAATGGAAATATAAATGGCGACACAGAAGTATTTGGTGGATATGCTCATGAAAGCAGTCCTAGTGTATTTGCAAGTGGAGTTCCTTGCGATATAGTAGAAACAAAAGGTCCTACAACAAGTTGTGATTTAGCTCAAACAGCTAATACTCATTCAGATGTAGCTCCAGATAAATTTGATACAAGACTATGGGTTCAATTTAGACCTCCTAATGATGAGGATTCTTTTACTGAAGGAGATAGATTTTTATTTTGTGGCAAAACAGAGAATACAATAGGCTCTAAGCTTTTATATATGGCTGATAGAACGCCTCCTACTACAACTTTATTTGGAACTCCAAAATGGAGTTATGGTGGAGGACTATTTGGAAACTTTAAAATGAAAGCTGGTATGCCTGGCGTTCATGCTACTAATAACGATATAGGAGGAAATGGTAAGGCTAAAGGAAGAAGCGCACTATTTCATACTGACGATAATCATAATTGTTCTGTATTTGCACCTTATGATTCATTTGACTTTACTACAGAACGTCCTAAAAAAGACCAAGGAAAATACATGAAATCTGCTGGTACTACTAAATTTCCATATGTTTCAATGGGTTATAATGTTGGGTGGGATTGTTCTGCTAAAGATGAAAAAGTTGCGATTAAAGTAGCTAGATACGGCTTATTTCCTATATCTGATAATGATGGAGATGGAATTTTAGATGGACTCGGAGTATCTGTGCCTAGCACTGATTACAGCGTAACTTCAGGAAGTAATAAATTTAAAAAATGGGGTAATTTACATCAAAGAGTTAGCGCTCATGCTGTAGGTTTGTTAGCAGAATCAGATGTTCCTTGGATGAGACATGGAGGAAGATGGTCTGGATATGTTCAAAAGTATTTTTCAATGGCCAGTAATTCAAATGGAAGCCCTACTAGCTTAGCTTCATATTCAGAAGATGCTCCTGAGCATATGAAAGCAAATAAATTTATATTTACGGCAGCAGATATGCACTTTGGGGATATGCCTCAAGATAGAAAAATTGAAATAACAGCAGTTGAACAAAACGGAGACCCTGGTGGAGCTGGAGCAGATTATTATACTAGAATAACAACTGATGGAGCTCATAATTTACAAGCAGGTGATTTAGTTTATTTTCATGGTGGAGGAGATTGGGTAGGATGGAATTATTCTTGGCCAGTAGTAGCCACAGATACAGATGCTAATAATAAATTTTGGGTTGGGGTTAAATCTGATACATTAGGAGATGATGCAGGACACGTATTTTATGGTGGTTATAAATTTAATAAAAAAATGATGTTAACTGTAGGTTATAATATGCAAACTCAAAGTAGCATATTTACTTATAAGGCTTATCCTGAAAATACAGGAAGATTTGACTATAATCATTTTCATTATGCTTACAATACTTCAGATGGAGCTAACGGTTCTATATTTAATAGTCATGGACATTTTGGTCATACTTGGTATACAGACCAGATGAATATAGGTGCTCTTACTAATTCTCATACATGGCCAGCTATTCAACCTAAATTAGAAAGATTAAATTGGCTAGCAGGATTTACAATGAGACCATTTGACATGGATGATAAAAGCTTTATTGATTTAGTTCTTGGAAAGGCTATATCAATAGATTTACCTTCTACACCTAGTCCTGTTCCTAGAATAGGTACAAAAACAGTTCAATCAGATTCTTCTACTGATGATGGATTTATAATGAACTCTATGTCTAATAAATTATTTATGACAAATCCTGGAAAAGTAACACCTATGGGTGATGGGGATGATGTTAAACTATTTCAAATAAATTGGAATTTTTTATATCCTAATGAAAACTCTTATCTTCCTGTAGAAACAGGATTAATAAGATGGAGACGTAAAACAGGTAGATGGAAATGGAGAGTTTATTACGTTGAAAGAGAGTATAATACAGATGATGTAAATGGTAGGCCTGGATGGGAAATATCATTTGCAGGATATTTAAGTGCAGTTCAATTAACTACAGCTACTACAGCAAGTAAGTTTTGGGAATGGAATGCATTATATCAACCTGCGATAAAGTTAAATATGGCTACTTTGACATACAATTCTGCTTTAATGACAAAATCTGTTTATTTAGAACAAAATATATTAGCAGGATTAGCTATAACTGTTGTTGACAAAGACACAGGTGTATCTCAAACAAGAAAAATAGTAGGTTCATATGCTGAAGGGACTGATGTATGGGTTACTCTTAATAAACCTTTTTCACATGCCCCTGTAGCTACTGATGGATTTTATGTTTGGAAAACAAGTTTACTTGCAACAGCTCCTGTTAGAATGATGAAATCTTTTGAAACTAGACATGATGGACCTGTTCTGTACAACAAAGGCCCTTTAGTTCAAAAAGAAATGTATCAAGATGGTGGAACTTGCAATATTATAAATGGACAAGTAACTTGTACAGAACATCATGGATTAACAAATACAGATAAAGTTGTTATATCTGATTCTGATAGTTATAATGGAACTCATGAAGTGACTGTAAAAAGTAATTTAATATTTAATATAACTACTGGAACTACTACAGAAAATGATGCTAGATGGGACCATATAAGCAATTCAAAAGCTTCTTCTGCAAATCCAATAGAAGCTCCTTTATTAGCACCTACAATAAAACTAATGTATGGTGATTTGGACATGAGAAGGTTAAGAGAAGTAGCTGTAAGTGCAATTGCTGAAGGTGCAGTTGATGATGAAATAGACATAAATGTAGGAGCTAATCATGTATTTCAGCAAGGTGAGCAAATTATTTTAAGTAATGCTGAGGTAGCCCAAAAAGGAACATATTTAATTGATGACTCAACATCATCTGTAATACAAGTAGACAACCTAAATAATTCAAATACTGCTAGTAGTAAAGTATATTCTGATGGCTGGGGTGGTTTAGCTGCAGCTTCTACAGGAGCAAGTGTTGTTGGAGAGATTGGGTGTAATTTCTATCAATGGGACAAAGGGGATAGATGGGGGAATGTTTTAAGACATGATGCAGATGGTGATACAAGATATACTAATATTACAGAAGCATCTTTTAAATTAAGTTCTTCTTCGCCTTCTAATCAGCCTAATGATTTCTTTTTAAAGAATCAACCATATAGGTATAAAGTATCTTTAATATATGACGGTTATCAAGAAGGCCCTTTGTCTGAAGGAAGTTGGATATTTGAAGATTCTAGCACTAGAGCTTCTTTAGATGTTACTATTAATGTTAAAGATTATAGCAGGAGATTATCTGCAATATGCGTTTACAGAAAGGATACAGTTGAGTCTTTCTATAGATTAGTAAAACAAGTACCAACATCAGATGAATGGGCTAAAAATGACACATCTTACAGTTATACTTTTATTGATGATGGAAAAGTTTTTGGAAGTTATGAAGCAAGAACTGGAATATCTGAAATAAACAATGATTTGTCTATTAAATATGGGTTTGCTACAGAGTTAGCTGGTTATTTGTTTGCAGGAGATTGCGCTCATAAACAAATTAAAAATGCAAGAAATTTAATATTTAGGTCTAAACCAGGAATGTTTAGTATTTTTGATTGGGCAAGTGATTTTGTTCAATTAAAAGCACCACCTACTGCAATGATAGGGTTTTTAGGAAAGCTATGGGTGTTTGATGCAAATAATATATTTAAAATAAATCCTATAAATTTAGCTATAGAAGATGTTTTTGAAGGTATTGGATGTTCTAGTTCTAATAGTGTAATTGCTACTGAATATGGCATGTTCTTTGCAAATAGAAGCGGTGCTTATTTCCACGATGGTAGTGCACCTAAAAAGATTTCTTCTTCTATACAGCAAGGTGGGGAGACTAATATGCTTACTATTAGTTCTTCATCTACTTCAGAAACAACAAATGTTGAAGATTTGAGTTGGAATAATACTGCTGGTAATTTAGAAAATAAATCTCCATATGTAACATATGACTCTAAAAGAAATGCTGTGTATTTCTTAGTTGAATTTAAGGATAATGATGGCTTATTAAACAAAAGAAAGACATATGTTTGGGTATATTCTATAGATAAAAATAGATGGGATTTATGGTCATTAGCTGAAAATGATGATGTAGGCAAACCATTTTTAGGTAAAAATGGAGAGATATATGTTGGAATTGGAAATGGATTATTTGAAATAACTGGTGGCGCATCTAATAAGAAATATAGCTGGTTAAGTAAAAAGTTTGTTATGAATGCTCCGTCTATTAAGAAAGTATTTACAAAAGTTAAAATAAATGGAACAAACAAACCTTTAAACGTAGGGGATGATAAACTTATTGTTGCTACTGATACTGGAAGAGTTACAAGCTCAAATATTGTGTATAAATCAACAGGAAATGATAGTGCTGATTATAGATTAAAGACAGGCAATAAAACAGGCAAATGGTGTCAATTTAAGCTTGAAGATATGGAAGCTGAATTAGATTCTGTTGCTATTATATATAGATTAAGGTCGGTTAAATAATGTCAGAAAAACCTTTAGGACCAACAACTAATAAACAACCATCTGGTAATCAAAAAGCAGAACAAGCAGTTTCTATACAAACAAAGGTGAATACTTTTACTGAAGTTCAAAGGTCTCTTGAAGAAATTAAAAACGTATTAAATACATTATCTGCTAAGCAAATACCAGATGGAGTAACAGATGAATCAGAAACTGAAGGAACTCCAGGTTCTATAAGAATTGTAAAGAACGATTTAAACCAATCATTATTTGAAATTAAAACTGAAGATGGCTGGAAAAAGCCCATGGTTGGTAAAACTGCTATAACATTTGAAACTATTGAAAACAACCAAAAGCCTATAAAAGCTGAATCTATAGATGAGATTGAAGCAAATGATGCAACAACTGGAGATAATAAAGCTAATAATACTATATATGATGAAAAAGCTAGTAAATTTATATTACCTAGGCCTGATTTTTCAAGTAGTTGGTATCGTGTTGATTACGCATCTTTTAATGATGGTTCACCTAGATTTATGATTGAGCATGGTTTAGGAGTTCTTCCTACTTTTTTTATTACATGGTTTGCTCCAGCTCAAGGTAGCGGTGGTCATGGAAGTGTAGTTGAAGATAGCGCTATAACATGGATTACGCCTATTAATAATGAATTTGGATATAAAAATGATAATGGTATCGCCTCTAAGGTGGATATAAATTATGCTATATATGGGGCTGGAAATGATAGATTGTGGGCATCTACTAATTTTCTTGGCTCTTTAACTGATACTCCCTATACTAATGGTTGTATTAAATTTGTAGCATGGAAATAAATTCTTGTTTCAATACGATAAATATGTGTATATTATAATGATGAATTCTAAGGAGATTTAAATGGGTTGGTTTAGTGATGCCTTATTTGGCAAGAAAAAAAGGATGGATAAAAATAAAATCAACGATTATATGCAACCTTATACTTCTATGATAGGAGAACAGGAAGATATAGCTCGTATGATGATGGACCCCAATTCTAGAATGAATCTCCAACAAAAACAATCCTTAAGAAGCAATGCTTATGATATGATGGGTGCTCAAAACCAAGGATTAATGGGAATGGCTGCTATGCAGGGGATGTCTCCTGGACAAGCTGCTATGCAGGCAAGGGGCAATATGCAAACGGGTAGAAATGAATTAGGTGGACAATTTGCTGGTATGGAACAAGCTCAATACAGTCAAGGTTTAATGGGATTACAGAATGTAATGTCTATGCGACAAGGTGAAGGTGAAAGACATGCTAATATGTATATGCAAGAAGTTAATGCTCACAATCAAGCAAGACAAAATAATATGTCTATGGCTACTCAATTAGCAGGAGCTGCAATAGGAGCATTTAGTGATAAAAGATTAAAAACTAATATAGAATTAGTAGGTAAATCAGATAAAGGTTATAATGTTTATGAGTTTGAATATAAAGACAAAGGATTTGGTCCAGACAGGTATAGAGGTGTAATGGCTCAAGAAGTACCTTTTGCTTCTATGAAAGATTCAAATGGATATTTATTTGTCAATTATAGTCATCCTGATTTAGATGTTGATTTTGAGAGGATAGATTAATGGCTATAGATTATGGAGATTATGCAAAGCTTTATGGTGGAGGTGTTAACCTTAGTCCTTTAATGGAAGGTATTAACCAAGCAATAGAAAAAGACAAAGAAGCTAGAACATTAAAGGTTAATAATTGGTTAGATGAACAATGGACAAATATGATGAGTCCTTTGTCTAATGCGGCTTTTTCTGAAATAAATACTTGGGATGATTCAACGTTTAACATGAATTTCAATACATCTTTTGAAGATTTTAAATCTGGAGGAGAAGGGTTAGGAAAAAAAGAACATGCTTTGATAACTAAAGCTGGTCATTACAATCCTACAGCATTTAAACAAAGTTATATGCAACAATTAAATTCTTGGATGCCTCAAATAGAAAGAAGAATTGAAGGATTTTGGCAACAAAGAAATCCAAATGGTAGACTTTGGACTGATAGTATGAAAAGACAGTTTTTAAATGAAAGACCTAATCTTAAAAAACTTATAAATCAATATGCTACAAATAGAAGTGGTGAAGCGTATTTAATGACTCTTCCTACAGCAAGTTTTCAAGACAGAGTATATGGTTGGGCTGATACAGCTAGAGGAATATTTGGAGAAAGTGCTGGAGAATTTGTTGAAAATAACCCAATATCATCTTTAATAGGAGCAGGTACTGGAGTTCTTGCAACTGGTTATGGTGGATATAAAGCTGTTAGCGCTCTTAGAAATAGAGGTGTAGACGCTGTTGATGATATAGCTGACGAGGTAGATACTGGTCCTAAAAATATTAAGCCCAGCAATCAAAGAGACCCTTTTAATATTAAGAAATCTGATAAGATTTTAGCAGAATTAAAAGAAAGATATGATTCTATAGATGGTAGAACAAAAGCTGGTAAAAGACTTAGAAATCAAATCCAAAGGATGACTAGATTTGGAGAATCTGCTGTAGAAAATGCAGATGAGTTACTTAAAAGTGCTGGTATTAATCCTCAAGGTGGCCTAGGCAAAAGGTTAAAAAATCCTAGTGGATGGCAAGATTTATTTAGAGGTATGGGATGGAGTCTTGCTGCTTATGGTGGTGGTGATGCAATTGCAAGAAATGTTGCAGGTGCTTTAGGCGCAGGAGAACAAGGACAAGAGTTTGCTGGCAAATTATCAGATAATGCTATAAACGCTTTAGTGCTAAAAACAAATAAAATTATTAAAGATAAAGGTTTGCCTTATTTATTATCACAGATAGCTAAAAAAGGTGGGGCTGGTCTTGCTGTGAGATTAAGTGCTAAACTAGGAATTGGGGTATTAGGGGCTGCTCCAACTGGAGGTGTTGCTACAGCTGCTATGTGGGCATGGGCAGCAGCAGATGCAGCTCAATTAGCTAATATACTTTCTAATATTGCAACAGGTGATGACAGGGGTATTTTAGAAAAATCAGGACTTTGGGAATAAAATGTGGCTATACAACAACAACAGCTAGAACCTCAGCAACAACAATTTCAACCTCAACTTGACGAGGCTAAAACTAGGAAACTCATAAAAACCTATCGTGAGTATCCTCGAAATTTCACTGAACAAGATTTAGAATCTCTCAGAGCTCACTCTCAATACTACAATGTGCCTTTTTATGAAGGCGAATTTTCTATATTAGATGCTTTATGGCAAGCAGGAACTGGCGTAATAGAAGGTTTTTCTACATTAAGATTATCAGAACATCCTGACAATGAATATGAGGCTATAGCTAGGAATATTGGTCATTTAGTGGGATTTGTCCCAGGAATTTTATCTGGCCCTTTAAAAGCTATAGGACTTGTTAATAAGGCAAGACAAGTAGCTGGTATAACTTCTATACCGATGGGTATCGCTAAAAGAGTTACTAAAGAAGCTAAAAAGTTAACTAATGCTGGTTCAAAAGCTTCAGTATATGGCAGAGCAGATGCAACTAAAACAGCTACAAATTTCTTTACAAAACAAACTGCTGGACATGTAGTAGAAGGAGCATTTACTTTAGGTGTTGCTAGTGCAGTATCTTCAGTATGGGATGGCGTTGACCAAATGTGGGAAAGTTTTAAAGGTGGTGCTAGATTTGGTGGTTTATTTAGAGTTTTAGGTAATGCTATACCAGGTACTGCTGCTGGAGATAAAGCTATTAAAATGGTAGCAGGAGCTATGTTTCAAGGCTTACCGTCTACATTAAGGGGACAAACAACCCCCGAACAAGTTTATGAGTATTTAGCTGGAGCATACTTTGGTGGAAAAGAAACTAATTGGGTTAAACATAAAGCGGCTAATGTAGTAAAGGAGTTTGAAAGACAGTCACAAAAGAATCCTAAGTTAGAATGGGAAAGAGACCCTAAAGAAATGGAAGGATGGGAAACAACTCATCCATTAGTTCAAACTGAAGTTAAATCTATGGTTGAAAGAGTTTACAAAACTCCAGATTATAGGAAAAATCAAGCCTTTAAGTTAATGTCTGAGTTAGGGTTAGCTGACCAAATTCCTGAAGAAAAATGGACAACAGAAGGCTATAAAGCATTATCTGCAGTAAGGAAAGGTTTACAGAAGCAAACAAAATTACAAGAACATGGAGTATTAGGAGTAGCTGCATCAGGTGGAGCTAAAGGAGCTGATGCATATTGGAGTAAAACTCTTAAGAAGTATGGTTTGCCTGTTATTCATTATATGCCTGAAACAGGCGGAAAAAGAGTTATTTCAGACTTTTTCTCAAGAAGAAATAAAAGCTTGATAGAGGATTATCAAAAGATGAACTTCTGCAAGCTGGACCAATTGTAGATAAAGCAAATATAACTTTAAAAAGAAATATAAATGGCCTTTCTTCTGAAGCATATGATTTTATATTAAGAAATTGGTATCAAGTTAAAAATGCTAATGCCTTATATGCTATTGGAGAAATAGAAACAAATCAAAAAGGTTCTAGAGCTCATCTAAATGGAAGAACTATTAAAAAAGGTACTGGTTGGGCTACTCAAATGGCTTTAGATAAAGGGATGCGTAATGTCTATGTCTTTGACCAAAAACAATCTAGATGGTTTAAATGGAGCAATAAAAAGAATAGATTTGCCGCTATAGAAGAAGCTCCTAAGTTAAAAAGAAACTCTGCTGTTATTGGAAGCAGAAACCTTAGAGAGTCTGGAAAACAAGCTATTAGAGATGTTGCTGAAAGAACATTTGGAGATAAATATGCACCTAAAGGAAAGTCTGAAGGAGCTGTTCCAGAAAAAGATGTACCAACTGCACATGTAAAAACAATAGAAAATATTAATGCACTTAAAGAAGAAATAGGAACCAGAAGAGATGCATTAAAAGATATTGAGCATGATTTATATAATAAGAAGAATTTAAAATTAGGCAAAGTACAGATAAAGAAACTTCAGCAAGATAGAAAAGATTTAAATAAAGAAATAAAAGATTTTGAAAAAGAATTAGAAAAACAAGAAGGTTTAGAAAAAAATCAGTATTGGGACTATGAGATAGGTGATGTTGTAAATGATATAGACCCAGGTATGTCTGCTTCTGAATTTCCTTTAATGAAAAAAGGTGAATTTTTTGCTACAAATCATTTAAAAGAAGTTTGGGACGTCAAAGGAAGCGATACAATGTCTAAAAGAGACAGGATGCTTAGTTTAGGGAAACAGGTTCAAAGAATTATAGAAGACCATGTAACTCCTCGTAAAACAGATATTAAATCTAATGAAGCTATTAAAAGAATGGAAAAAGCATTTAAGACTAAATTATCTGATGATGCTAAAGTACAAGTAAGAAAATGGTTAAGGGAACTTAGTTTAGGTAGACAAGTAATTTTTGTTAATACTCGTGGTGGAAAAGTTACTTTTACAGACCCTAAAAGACCAGTAGATGCTACTGGGAAGTCTAACAGACAAATAGAACCTCCTAAATTTATTGAAGATATTTTTTATGCAGAAGGCGGTACTTTCGATGGCAAGGAAGTAGCTGTTCCACTAGTTGTATTTGACGGTGTTACTAGAACTAATAGAAAAACTAAAACATCTGTAACTGTCCCTTTAAATAGATTAGCTAAGCATTTAATGTTTAATGAAGGTGTAAAACCTCAAGAACTTCCAGATAAAATAAACCTTATTAAAGCTAATGTTTTTAAACAAATGAAAAAACATAATATGTATCCACTTGGAGGTCACGGAGATAAAGGAAGAATAGTTTTTGTTAAATTGCATCCTAATTTAAAAGGTAAAAGTCAAAAACAAACAGATATAGCCGTAATGAATGCGTTAGCAAAATTAAAAAAAGTAGACCCTAGAGCTAAGAAAATGTATGAGCAAGATAAAAGAAAAATGGAAGATGATTTTGCTGTAAAAGGCTCTGATTACGATAAAATGTTTTTGTCAAATATACTCTATGATTTGTCTATGAATGGATTTGATTCAAAAGGAGTTGATTTACCTACTCTTATTGGTAAGGGTTTTATTCCTAATGTTATAAATTACAATAAAAGAGCTCAAATATGGATGACAAATGGATATTCTGGTAGTAAAAAGTTTATGGAAGAATATGATAATGGCTCTTTAAACCTTAAAGATGGCAATTTTAGATATGTTTTAATAGACGACCCTCAAAAAGCTAATAAAGAAACATTAAAAGCTTTAAGTATAGAGCTACCTGAGCATGTTGATGGAGCTATTATAGTAAGAGATGATGTTATAGATGCTATAAACCTTGATGCTGGTCACCCTAAATCAGGGCAAAATAAATCATTTATTATAGATAATACTCCAGGTAATAAAGGCGAGAATATGGGCGCATTACTTGGAAAATACATGATGCATGCTGGTGGAGAAAAAGCTACTGCTGAAATGAAAAAACAAGGTGTCCATTTTATGATTATGACATCTGCTGCAAAACAAACAGGTACTAGAAAAGTAGGGCAATATGATGTTAATTCTAAAGGAGAATTAGATTTAAAAGGTACAGAAATATACAGCCTTAATCCAGAAGGTATTAAGTACAATTCATCTGTTACAAACTCTTCTCATATGGTGCAGAAGCAAATGTGGGTAAAACAATTATTTACTAATTTAACTCAATTTGGACATGCTCCTGTAAGCGAAGATGTTTTAACTGATATACATAAAGAAATTATACAGAAAAAATATGATGGAAATGCAGAGGCTAATAGGGAAATGGAATCATATTTAAAGTCATTTGACAAATCAAAGTTAGATTATTTACTTAGAAATTTAGAAGACATAGGAACAGACCAATTAATTAAAGCTTTAAAAACACCTGGCGCTGAAAGATTTGCAGAAGCGGCTATGCAAAGAATGTTAAGAATAGTTGAAAAAGATGTAGAATCTTCCTTTCAAGATGGAGAAATTACAGCAGAACAAAGAGCTATGTCTTTAAATGCTGTAAGAGATAGTATATCCCCAATAGACAGATTATTAAAAAATGTAGCTATAGTTGGAGAAGAAGCAGCTGCAAGAGGAAAGTCTGGTTATTCTGGATATATGCATAAATATGTAAGAGATTATAGAGCAGCAGTATTACACAATTACTTTGTCAAATCAGTTACAAAACCAATGACAGACAATTCTGCCCTTGCAAGAATGAGACCATATGACAAATGGATGCAAAGAGATTTTGCTGATTTAAATAAAAGAGATGATATATTTTATTTAGATGATGCTTATAGAGATACTCTAATAAAACTTGATAGTGGGGAAAAGAAACCATTAGGATGGCTATGGGACACTTACAAAAATGACCCTAAATATCAAAAATTCTTTAAAGCATTAGTATTACGTGTTCCTATGGACTCTATGTCAGGAGCTCATAAACTTGAATTTAAAGGCTTTACAAAGAGAAAGGGCCACGGAGTTATGTTGCATAGTAGAACTATGAGAGCATTAGGTGGAGCTGATTTAGATGGAGATGAAGCGTTTATATATTTTGGTGGTAAAAATAGAGATGGAACTGGCTATGGAATGAAAGAATCTTGGATGGACGCATATCACAAGCAAAAAGGTGAGTATGTAAAAGGGAATAATATTAAAGACAATAAAGATGATTTTAGGCATTTATTAACAGAGCAAGAAAGTTGGTTAAATGATAATAAAGGTAGTAAAACTTTATTTTATGGACCATATGCTAGATTAGAAGCTTCTAGAGCTGCTTCTGAAGGCAGAACTATGCTAGAAGGAATTATATCTCAAGGACATATAATGCGGTCTGTTTACAGTGCTATAAGAGGAGGAGCATCTAAAAATGATGTAATTGAAGCAAGAGTATATAATAAAAAGAAAAAGAAATATGAAACTTACAGGATAACATTAACACCTAAAACTGGAGTTAAAGATACAAGACTTCAAAGAGAGTTAACAAGGGCTCAAATTGCATTTGGTTCAGACCCGTTAGATGAGGCGGGATTAAAAGGATTAGATGTTTTCTTTGATACCTTACATAATGCATATTTTAATAAAAAGTTTGAAGTAAAAACTGGAAAAGGCAAATTTATAAAATGGAAAAACGCTAAAGAACCTGACAATTTAAGACAAAGTGTGTATAAAAGAAATGGTGTATATGGAGCTATGGAGAAAATGCATACAGCTTATTTTGGTAAAAACTATGAATTAAATAGAAAATTCAGCATGGATGAAGTAAACCATTTGGCATCAAATATAGGGAAACTACAAGAAGCTCAAAAAAATACGATGTTTCCTAAAATGGTAGAAACTTTAGAAGGATTAGATTGGAGTGACAATTTATTTACAAGACTTGATAGACAAGCAGCTAAAAATGCTTATACTGAAATAAATGAAATGGTTAAAAACTTTGAATGGTTAAAACCTATTATGCAAAGAAGCTCTTTTAGAGTTCCTTATAATAGACATATAGACGCAGTAATAGAAAATAGATTGTTTGATAGAGATATGAAAGATAGAATTGCTAAAAACGATACTCCTGATGGATTAAAAACTTTTTATAGTATAGTTAAACATTCTACTTTTGGAAAAGAACTTTTAACTAAAGAAGGTAAGAAAAAACTATATAACTATAAAGAAAGATTACAAATGCTTAATCAGATGGTTAGACAAGCTGAAGATTTTATGTCAAACGACCTTGCTGATATAGCTACTCTAAAGAATATAGATAGAATATTTAAAGAGAATAAAGTAAATCCTAAAAGAATAAGCACTATTCATAGACAAGTAGAGTTGTTTAAAGCTAGAAGCTATTTAAGTAAAAGAGAAAGACGAGAACTAGATTATGGTGCTTATTTAGATACGCCTGAAGGCATAGAAGCTGTAAAAAATACGCAAAAACTATTTGACTTTTTAGATGCAGCTGCTGGTAAAAAGGCAAAGAAAAAAGATTTAATAGGAGATGAAAGGTCAGCTTCTTGGGACCAATTTCAATTAGATGAAAAGATAAGAGTATA